CTGTGCATTTCCCGCAGGACCTGTCCGATATGAACGACGCCGATATACTGGGGAAGATCGTGGACTTTACGGACAACGCAGGAGACGTGTATACAGATCCGTTTGCAGAAGATCCTGAGGGGGCAAAAAAGTGGATCGCAGACAAGATTAAAAACGGATATGAGGAAATGTATACCCATCGAAAGCTGACCATGGACGAAGTGACGAAGGAATTTGAGGCCGAAAAAAAGGCCAGGGAGCTGGCAGACGCGACCGAAAAACAGGCAAAGCTGACGCTGTCGGAACGCGAACTCGTCAAGGATATGCTGTCAGGAAAGGCGGACCCGAACGCTGTGACGGACAAGAGAATCCTGGACGTGTATGAAGCAAGAAAGGACGCCTATAACGCGGCGAGAAACACCAGAACGGCAAAGGCGGAGCTGCGGGAACGATACAGGACCATGGCGGAGGATACGGCGGAAAACAGCACGGCCTGGAACGACAAGGACGGGAAACTGAGCGGATGGAGGTACGACCTGCAGACCGCGGAAAGAAACATCCGGGACGTTGTGACTGATGACGCCGAGGCCGAAAAAATTGTGAAGGATTACTTTGTGCCGGTGCACCAGAACGAAGCCGGCGCGGTCCGAATGAAAAACACCATGCGGGAAACGCTGAAGGGGCTGGACCTGGACACAAAGAAAAAGTACCTGATAAAGCCCGCAGGCGCAGACGCCCAGATGACCAGCGAGAGCGGGCTTGTGCAGATGTACGGGGAGAAGCTGGTGACCGAGCAGCAGCTGAGAGACGCCGGAGCCGACGCAGGAAAGATAATGAAGTCTGCGGAGATTTTCCGGACGGTTTACAACCAGCTGTATGACATGGCCAACAGGAGCCTTATAGAGAACGGATATTCTCCGCTGCAGAAGCGGGCGGACTACTTCCCGCATTTTTCAGACGCGGAACCGACCGGGTTCAGAAAAGTGCTGGCGAAGCTGGGAATGAAAATTGACACCGACAAGCTGCCGACAGACATTGCAGGCATCACGGACACCTACCGGCCGGGCAAGAAATGGGTTGCGAACTTCCTGCAGCGCACGGGGACCAAAACGGACTACGACGCGCTGCAGGGGTTTGACCGATACGTGGACAGCGTGGGGGACGTGATCTGGCATACGGACGACATCCAGAGGCTGCGTGCACTGGAAACCGCCGTCAGGTACAACTCAAGCGACAGCGGGATACAGCAGCGGGTGAGGGACGTGATGGAGGACCCGACGCTGGACGAGGACGCGCGGGACGAAAACGTCAGAAAAATTTTTGACGAGGACAGGGGAAGCCTGTCGAACTTTGTGACCTGGCTCAGAAAATACACCGACACGCTGGCCGGTAAGAAGAACTTCAGCGACCGCGACTGGGAGTACAAGGTGGGGCGCGGAATGTACAACACCATGAGCGCGCTGGAAAAACGGATCAGCGCCAACATGGTGGGCGGAAACATCAGCAGCGCGCTGACGAACTTTATCCCGATCTTCCAGGGAGCGGGAGAGGTGAAGGCAACGTACATGATGCAGGCCATGAAGGACGCTGCCATGGACGCGATCAAGACCGACGGGTTTGCAGACCAAAGCGACTTTTTGACAAACCGATTTGGCAGCGAAAAACTGTCAAACACGGGGCTGGAAAAGCTGACCAACGCCGCCGGGACCCCGTTTGAGATGATCGACCATTTTACGGCCGAGACCCTGACGAGGGCAAAATATATGCAGAACGTGGACCAGGGGATGAGCGCCGACGACGCCATGGCGGACGCGGACAGCTATGCTGCGGCGGTGATCGCAGACAGAAGCAAAGGCTCGCAGCCGGTGGCGTTCAACGAAAAGAACCCCGTGGCGAAGATGTTTACCATGTTCAACCTGGAGAACAGCAACCAGTTCCAGTATCTGTTCAAGGACCTGCCGCGGAACATGAAAGGGCAGGGGATCGCGGCGATCACGGGAGCCATGCTGAAGCTGCTGATTGCGACAGGGGTATACGGAGAGCTGTTCAAAAAAATGGTGGGATACGACCCGACCTTCAACCCGCTGAGCCTGCTGGGAAACTATGTGGCGGGACTGACTGACAATGAAGCTGACAAGAAGAAGCTGACCGAGAACATGGCAGCGGAGGCCGTGAAGGAAGTGCCGTTTGTGGGGAACCTGATAGGGGGAGGCAGGCTTCCGGTGGGAAACGTGGTGCAGGGCGCCGCAGACGTTGGAAAAGACATTTGGAACCGAGCGAGCGGGAAGACCAATGACCAGGCATTTGCGAAAGAACTGGCCGGTGACCTTGCGGGTCCTGCCAGTATGCTGCTGCTGCCGATGGGCGGGAACCAGATCAAAAAGACCATACAGGGGGCCGGAGCATACCAGGCCGGAGCGGTGTACGGGAATGACAGCCAGGGAAACGACAAGCTGAAGTATCTGGTTGACAAGACGCCAGCAAACGCGGTGAGGGGAGCGCTGTTCGGAAGATACGCCTTCCCGCAGGCACAGGAGTACGTGGACAGCGGTTTTAAGTCCATGACCGCAAAAAACACCCAGGTGCTGAAGGACGCGCAGGAGCAGGGAATAGGAACCAGGGAAATGCAGGGGATCATCGGAGCAATGGGACAGCTGAAAACCAAGGCCGAGAAGCTGGACTACCTGATGAACCGAACCATGTTGACGGCAGCGCAAAAGCAGTGGGTGGAAACAAGCCTGATGGAGAGCGAGACGCCGAGGGACTACACCAGCGCAGACAGCTATGATCTTTCCGGGATGAGCGAATCTGCCCAAAGCGGGTATGAAGCGGTGCGGAAAATGGGGATAGACCTGCAGGAATACCAGAGATACTACAAGGTCATAAACGGGATCGGGTCCAAGAATGACAAAATGGGCGTGCTGCAGAAGCAGGGGCTGACGAAGCAGGAGGCCAGCGATATTTGGGATGCGCTGCACGGAAAGACCTATGCCGCGAAAAAGGCAAAGAGCACACAGGAAAAGTACAGCAGCGTTTCAAACGAGGACCTGATGAAGCTGGCCAAAAAGAAGAGCGGGGAAAAAGGAAACAAAGCGGTGGCGCGGCTCATTGATGCCGGGATGAGCGAAGAGCAGGCGCTGGCGCTGTACCACCTGGTGAACAGGTGACACAGAAAAGTACACAGTAACCGCATTTTTACGCATGAATAAAGGAAAAGAATAGAGTTCAAATCTCTTCATCTCCGCCAAAACAAATACCGCGTAACAAGGCCTAAACAGGCTTAGTTACGCGGTATTTTTTGATTTTTTAATAACTTGAAAGTACATAAAAAAGCATGATATAACTTAAAAAAATACACAGTAAAATACACAGTTAAACCGCATTATTTGAATCAGAAATTCCGAAGACAACGTGAAAATTTTCAATGTTCTTGAATACCTTCTGCTTGTGTGATTCACGGATGTGAGTATAGATTTTTTCGGTTACAGATGAGTCAGAATGTCCAAGAAGATGCTGCGCGTCGAGGCGATCAACTCCGGCGTCGTACAAAATGGTGGCGTAGGCATGGCGAAGCTGATGAGGGGTAACAGAGATCCCGGACAGCTTCAAGTAATCGTGCCACTTTTTTTGATATTCGCTTTTCTTCAGAGGATCTGACCCATTGACAGAGAACAAATATGAATCTGAAGGGCCGGAAGGAAGAATTGCCTGGAGTTGCGGAAGCAGAGGAACCTGGCGAACGCCTGATGCGGTCTTTGGCTCTTTGACATGAGGGACATTGCTGACCCAGTAGACGGATTTTGTAATACTGATGAGATTGTTTTTTCGGTCAATGTCTTTCTGCTGGATTGCCAGCGCTTCACCGAGACGGCAGCCTGTGTAGAGCAAAAAATACGGGAACAACCCGAATGGGATCAGCACAGAGGATTCAATTTTAATCAGCACGTCATCAGATGGCATTTCGCGAGAAGTATGAGGAAGCCCCTTGGGGACGGAAACGCTTTGGGCCGGGTTGGAATCTACATAGCCGTTGACGACACACCAGGTAAAAAATAGGTTGAGGATCAGCAGCTGAGTTTTTACTGTTTTCATGGCATGGCCGGCTGAAAAATCAAACAGGAACGACTGTATATCCTTCGGCTTGATCTGGGTGACCTGAAAAGCTCCGAAGTGATCGACGGCGCGCTGATACGCCGGATTATAACAGAGGGTGCTGTTGTAAGAGATTGTTTTCCAGTGATGGTCATGCCATATAGATGCCAGATCGGAAAAAGTGGGAGAAGGCGGAGTATAGGATAAAATTTTAAGATAGACTTCATCCTCGGTCCGGCCGCGGAAGATGACGCGCTTTCCGGAAATGGTACGGATGGATTCATACAATCCATCCGGGCGCTGGTAGAGCTTTTTGCGCCGATCACGCCTGCAGGCTGCTCCGCAGAACATACAATAAACGCTTTGGTCCGGGATCTCCATTTTGCATTTTTTGCAGATCATGCGAACACCTTCTTATTTTTCGTAATAATCATCATCATCCCAATGGTCCTGATTGTCGTTACCTCCCATGAACTTTGAGTATGGAGGGCAAAACACGTAGGCACATAGAGCGAGCAAAACCAGCGCGCCGGCGATGATGTACTGGATCGGAGCAGGAAGACCATTTAGAAAATCCATAAAATGCTCGTAGAAATTCATTTTTGCTTTCCACCTATTCGATTACTGCAAACGAGAACCGACAGAATGATAGGACAAATAGGCCGGGATCTTTTTGGAACGCAGCAGATAAACGCAGAACGCCAGGCTGACGGCAGACGCAGACACAGCGAACACAATGTTATGCATGAAAGTAAGATACAGGACAGAAATAATGACGTAGGCAAAATAGAAATAGATGAAGGCTTTTTTGCGGGAATAGGACAGGCCGAGGGAAACGACCAGGCAGCCGATCGTACAAGCCAGGATCAGCAGGTCGAAGGCGGAAAGCGACCGTGCATTGAAGTTTGGATCAGTGAACTGAGCGACGAAGGACATCAGATTAAAAATGCAGAAAACGCGCCAGACGTTGAGCCAGGCAGATGCTTTTTTACCGGAGTAGAGGGAAGAAACGGAAGGAGAAGAGACAGGAACAGCGAAGGAAGCGCCCGGGTCTTGGGAGGGATCAGCAGCGGGAGCGGAAGCGTCAGGGTCCGGAGCGGGGACAGAAGCTGGGTCCGGCGTGGGAGCTGCTGGGACAGAAGCCTGGGCAACAGGCTTGCCGCAGGAAGAACAAAACGTGCTGTCATCATCAATAAGGGATCCGCAATATTTGCAATACATGAGACCACTCCTTTCAGTAGTACCATCATAGCAACATAGATGTACGAAAAAACGGACTGTTTAAATTGACAGGAAAAATTTGTTGAATTTGTAAATAGAACATATGTTCTAAAAGTGATATTCTGAGGCTACCCCGTTGAGAATGACGCAAGAGAAAGGACACGACGATGAGAGAAAAAACGGAGCAGGACCCTGAACCGGAACCTGAAAGCCTGGAAGGAATGCTGCGCAGGGTTGCGGCGCTTGACGAAAAAAAGCTGAAACGATTTATTGATCTGATTCAACAGTCAGGAGGATTTGAGATAACGCCTTGAGCTGCTCCGGAGTGCGGGTGCAGAGCCAGCGGGCCAGACGCAGGCGCAGGGGATCAGATGAAAGAGCATTCCACAGCTCGTCCTTGTCAGAAAGGGCGGGCTGTTCTTTTTTTTCAGTCCAGCCCATCAGGTAGGACGGAGAAGTCTGAAGCACTTCGGCCAGTCGGGCAATTTTATCGCGGCGCATATTGGCGATTTGTCCGCTTTCCCACTTTCTTACGGTGCTTTTACCTACGCCGACATAGTTTCCGACCTCTTCAAGCGTGAGACCAAGCCCTTTGCGGAGGGAATAAATTCTGCTTCCGATTTCCATCATTGACACCTTCCTTTACACATAACATAGCACTAAAGTGTCTTTTTTGCAACCATATTATATAGAAATATGAAATAATTTCCCAAATGACACAAAAGGCATTGACAGAAAGAAATTGACGTGGTAGATTATAAGTGTCTTAAAAGACACGAAAGGACGTGATTTAATGGACAGTGCATTGCTGGAGTATGAGATGAAACGGCGCCGGATCACCAAAGCAGAAGCCTGTGAGGCAATTGGCATCAAGAGAAGTTCATTTTACAGAAAGCTCAATGGGAAAAGCGAGTTCACATTGAGCGAGATCCAGAAGCTGATTGAGCTGCTGGACATCAGCGACCCAATGCCGATTTTTTTTAACAAAAAAGTGTCTTAAACGACACAAGGAAAAAGCATATAGAAGAAAAGGAGGAGCGGGAATGCCGAGAGAAAAGGAGGCATACCTGGACAACCTGGAGCAGCTGACAGAATTTTTTGACGGGAAGAGGCTGCTGACGGCCAGGGACGTGGCGAGTTACTGCGGACGGGATGCGAGATATGTGAGACGGATATACAAGATAGGACGGGAAGGGATCACGCTGCCGACCCTGGCCAGGAGGATGAGCTGATGAAAACGCTGTACCACTGCAGGGACATGGGCCTGTTATTGGATGAGAACGGAAAGTACATTGTGCTGGAGGATACGGCGGTGCTGCTGGAGACGGCTGACCCGATGGCAGCGTGGGACACCTACTGGCAGCGGGTCAACAGCAAGACGCGGGCGCGAATCAAAAAGCTGAAACGAGAGGGAGAAACGCCTGCGGGGTGAACCTGAGGTACCAGAACCCGCGGATCTGGAACGAATACCTGGACTGGTGCATCCGGCACGGAGTGCCAGAGGCGGAGCAGGACAGGGATGAAACCAAGGAGCGGTACGAGGCGGAGGAGCTGCCGAGGCTGTGCGGATTTACAGGGCCGCTGCCGCGCAGCAGCGGCAGGTGCGAGCATTACCTGCTGGACCTGCGCCGGCCTGAGGTCATGGAGGATTACCGGGAGTTCTGCCGGAAAAACGGGATTCCGGAGCAGGACGCGCCGAGCGCAGGGGAGCGATACCGGTTTGAGCGAGAGTACATATGCCGGAAGGTGGGAGGACATGAAGGTTTGTGACGAAAACTGCTTCGGCTGCAAATACCCGGACTGCATCCTGGACGAGATGACCCGGAAGGCGCGGGAAGACCTGGAGCGGATAGACAGCTGGATGCTGGAGGACAGCGGAAAAAAGCGGGCGCAGATGACCGAGGAGCAGCGCCGGAAGAAAAAGCTGCGTGAGGCCGCCTACCGGGAGCGGAACCGGGAGAAGATAAAAAAGCGCCGGCACGAGCTGTACATGGCCAACCGGGACCGGGAGTGCAAGAAGCGCAGGATCTATTACGAGGAGCACAAAGCCGAGATTGCAGGCAAAAATCACGCCTGGTACGAAAAAAACAAAGGGAGGGACGGCCATGAAGCTGATGAAGTGGGCTGACGACACCGTGACGCTGCTGTGCCTGGCGGCCATACCGGGGAGCCTGGACGCGCTGGCGTCGGGAAGCTGCACGGCGGGGCAGGCGGCCGCGGCCATGGCCTGCGAGGCCGCGCTGGCGCTGTGGTGCCTGATGGTAGGAGCGAGAGGGGTGGCTGAATGGTGCCGAGGACTTTTGCGGAGGAGAGGACAAACCCATGCCGGTCGTGCAGGCTGGAGCCGTGCGGACGGAAGCGGGAATGCCCGCGGCTGAGAGCCTGGAGCAGACGCCTTGAGGGACTGGAGCGGGAGGAAGACGAGGCCCGAAGACTGGACCGGGAAGACGCGGTGAGAAGCCTGAAACGGACGATAAAAAAATGAGCGGTGACCGCTGACAAACGAGCCGGATAAAACCACAAAAAAGGGCGCTGGAAAGCGCCTTTGCGGCTCGATAAAAATATTAACCTAAGGACAGGGAGCGGAGTATGCCGTACATACAGGAGACCTGCAGGGCAGGCCGAACAATTGAGGTGCGGAAATACCGCAGCTGGCGCTGGGGAGTGAGGGGAAGCAGGGAGCCGTGGAGCGCCCCGACGCCGGAGGCACAGCAGAGGGTGAACGAGGCACAGGCCGAGACCAAGCTGCGGAGGCTGCTGAACGCAAATTTTGAGACGGGAGACTACCACCTGGTGCTGACCTACCGAAAAGGAGAAGCGCCCACGCCGGAGGAGGCAAAGGAGAGGCTGGCGGCGGCGATCAGAAAAATGAGGGGAGCCTACCGGGACGAAGGAAATCCGCTGAAGTACATCAGCGTGACGGAATACAGGAAGGCGCGGATACACCACCACCTGATCGTGCCGAAGACCGACCTGAAGCTGCTGACGGAATGCTGGGAGTGGGGACGCATCCACGTGAACCCGCTGGACGAGAGCGGGCAGTGGGGAAAGCTGGCCAGCTACCTGGTAAAGGAAACAAAGAGCTGCGGGGGAAAACGGTGGAACGAAAGCCGGAACCTGACGCGGCCGGAGATCAAAAAAGAGGTGATCCACCGAAACTGGACGAGAAAGCCGCGGCCTCCGGCAGGATATGAGCTGGACGGGGAGCCGGTGGAGGGGATCCACGAGGTGACAGGCGCCGAATACCAATACTACATCTGCGTAAAGAAAAGGAGTCAGGAACATGGAAAATGCAAGGGACTGCGAAATTTGCGGGAATAGGATACCCAAAAACCGGATTGCGCTGAAGACCTGCTGCTACGACTGCGAAATGGAACTGAAAAGGAGGAAAAGAGCCGAGCGGGCAAAACGGACGCCGCTGGAGAAGCTGGCGCTGGAGGCCAGCGAGCACGGGATGAGCTACGGGAAGTACATTGCATGGAAGGAGAGCCACAAGGAATGAAAAGCATCATCAGGCAGGAGCCGGGGACCTGTTACCTGTGCGGACGGGACGAGGAATGGCTGGACGAGCGCGGGACCTGGCACCGTGATCCGCTGGAATGCCACCACGTCTTTGGAGGGTCAAACAGAAGGCAATCAGAAAAATACGGCCTGAAGGTGATGCTGCACGGGAGCGAATGCCACAGGAACGGGACGCTTTCGGTGGAGCAGTGCCGGGAGGCCAGGGAGGCGCTGCAGGAGAAGGTGCAGGAAGAGGCCATGGCCTACTACGGATGGAGCGAAGACGACTGGCGGGAACGCTTTGGAAAAAGCTACATCAGATAACGAGAGGAGCAGACAAATGGATTGGAAAGAGGAAGCAAAGCTGTACGAGGACGCGGTGAAAAAATTTGGCGCGGTGGCGCAGATTGACCAGTGCATTGAGGAAATGGCAGAGCTGACGGTGGCTCTGAACAAATATAAGCGGAAGATCAAGTTCGGACAGGGAGCAAGCGCCGCGGAGGTCTTAAACGCGGTAAACGAAGAGCGGGCAGACGTTGACATCATGCTGCGGCAGATGGACGTGCTTTTCGGGGACAACAGCGAGCAGGACCTGAAAAAGCTGGAGCACCTGAAGACGCTGCTGGAGGAGTACCCTGGGCCTTACGGTGGAAAGGATGATGGAAATGCTTAATTTAAAAGCAGAAGAAAAATTTGCTGGATGTTCTCGCTGGGAATAGAACGGCGCGGGAGGAGAAAAGAATGTTGACGACAAGGTATGAGGCCCGCAATTGGTTCAAAATCTGCGGACTCAATTATCAGGACGTTACGCTGAGAGACCTGAAATGCCTTCAAATCTTTCTAGATGAACAATTTGTTCTTTTCCGAAAAGACGTGGCAAACGGGGTAAGATGGCCGTATTGGATTCGGGTAAACGACGCCAAGTATTTTAAGGGGCATTATGCCGAGGACGGCTCGCTCATTGAAGCCTATCTTACAGGCAAGGGCACTTATTTCAGTGCGCGGGAAGTCATTTCGTTCAACAAAGACGGGTTTATCGGATTTTGCGGTGACAGTGATGACGGAAATACGGAGCCAGTGATATCCGCGTTTGTGGAGTGGTGCGATTGGATGAAACGGAGAAAAGACGCGGGAGGAGAAAACGATGGAAAAGAAAATACTTGATGTAACGTGCGGTTCTCGCACAATATGGTTCAACAAGAATCACCCGGCCGCTATTTACTGCGACCAGCGAACGTTTGAATCGGAAACTTTGTATTTTGGGAAGGCACATACATCTCCGCAGCAGATTTCGGTTAAGCCAGACGTGGTTTGTGATTTTACAGATTTGCCGTTTGAAGATAACCGGTTTGCCCTTGTTGTTTTCGACCCCCCGCATCTCCTGAAAGCGAAAGAAACAGCATGGCTCGTAAAGAAATACGGGAAACTGGATGATACGTGGCCACAAATGCTGCACGAAGGGTTCAAGGAGTGCATGAGAGTGCTTAAGCCTGACGGTGTTTTGGTTTTCAAGTGGTCGGAGCACGACATACCAGCGCGGAGTGTTTGGGACGCCATCGGGCAGAAACCGCTTTTCGGGCATCACAGCGACAAAAAAATGAACACATTTTGGGGATGCTTTATGAAGTTGGAAGGCGCGGGAGGAGGCAAGGACGATGCCGAAGTACATTGACGCTGACATTGTGTGGAAGCGGTTAGAAGATGCGTATTGGGAAGATAACGGCGATAGGGATATGGCGGAAGATATCATTGATGCACTTCCTGCCGCCGATGTCGCGCCGGTGGTACATGGACGGTGGGAAAAAACTGATATTTGCGACGATGACCCGTGGAGATGCTCTCGTTGCGGTAATACAGTTTCCGTGATGGGGTATAAGATTTGCCCCAACTGCGGCGCAAAATGGAGGACGAGCCATGAAAACGCCGCTATCTTGGAAAATTAAGTCTGGCATCTTTGGATTTATAAGACGCATTTGCAATCACTATTACGGCTGTTGCAACAACATCACTAAAAATTGCGATAAATGCAAGTATGTGAAGGAGGAGGACAAGCCATGCGGATGATTTACATCGCTCACCCGTTCGGCGGCGAACAGGAGAACATAGACAAGGTACAGTGCGTCTGGGCCAGCGAGATTGAAGAATTTCCAATTGCTGTGACAAAGATGAGGTTTGGAGGTGATTAAAATTCGACGAATTTTAGCCTTTTTACTCGCGTCCCTGTGGATGCTGGTGCTGTGGAGAATAGACGCACACGCTGACGGTATCACAGGACATGAGGAGTACATCGTCACGGCGGCGCAGGAACACAGCATAGATCCTGACCTGCTGGCTGCGGTGGCCGCGCTGGAAAGCGGATGGGGCCGCAGCGCCCTGGCAGTAAACCGAAACAACCTGTTCGGGTGGATGGGAGACAATGGCAGGTACATGGAGTTTACGAGCTTCGCAGCCTGCGCCGACTACGTGGCCGGAGTGGTGGGACGCAGACCGCACGGTACGCCGGAAGAGATCGCGGAGTGGTACCAGCCGGAAGACCCAGAGGCGTGGGCGCAGAAAATAAATGAGATCATGGAGATGATAGATAATGATGCACATTTTTGAGCGGGACCTTGGGTGCCTGGGATGTCCGTACAGGGTGAGTGACCTGTGCGGACAGTATGGAAAAATGCTGGAGTGTCCCGACGGGGTCTACAGACAACTGCCGGAGTGCATGGAAGAAAAGGAGAAAACAGAATGAGCGAAAACATGAAATGCGAAGATCAGGAAAATTCGATCGGGGAAATGCTGAATAAAAACCGTGATGGAATGAAAGCACTGTACACCGAGCTTAGAAAGCTGGAAGGATGGGTGGATCTGCAGGGAGACTGCGAAAAGCCGGAGCTGGACAAAGAACCGCAATGCCTGAAGGAAGACGTGACCTTTCAGGGCAGAAAAATAAGAGACTGCATGGGGATCCTGTGCAGGATCAACCGGGAGCTGGGGGCATGAAGAATCAGCTGGCAAGCGAACTGATGCGGGCAAAGCGCAGCGGTGAGGCCGACGGGATCAAGGAAGGATACGATTTTGCGCTGATGCTGGTGGCCGTGGCGCTGAACAACGTGTACGGATTCGGACGAGACAGGATTGAGAGGCTGGAAGACGAAATGCAGCGGCTGTATGACACAGAGGTAAAGGGAGCGGACCCTGTGGTGCTGATGGCTGGGCTTGAGAAGCGGCTGAAGCAGATACGGAAGGAGGCGTGACAGTGGAATACTGGATGGAGCGCGGAGCGGTGAACGTGGTGCGGGGATGGCTGGAGCTTGGGATGGAGCGCAGGCAGAGGATGCGGGCGGCGGGAGAGGCCTGCCGCGGGATGGAGCCGGAGCTTGTGGAGAGGATGGAAAAGGCCATGCGGGAGAACCTGGTGGACGGAAACAGGGCGCCGATTTACAGAATGATCGCCAAATATGAGCTTCCGATCAGCGAGCGGGATTTCATCAGAAAAAGAAACCGCTACTGCTGGGAGCTGGGGGAGGTGCTGGGAGTGAGAAGCTAAACCTGGGAAAAAGCCTCCATAACGGATCTACAAAAAAACAGCCCCCGGAAAGATCCGGGGGATGTTTTGATTAAAGCGCCTCACTCTGTCTTAGGTACAAGGACGGTAGATCCTCCCTGTACCAGGTCTGTGGGCTTGCAGCCGATTGCGGAGGAGATCGCCACTACTACGGAATATTTGGCGTCGCCCAGATTGCTATTTGGCTGCTCGTAGTTTTGGATTTGCCGGCAGCTTATGCCAACCATATCCGCGAGCTGCTGCTGCGTGATGCCCTTTGAATTTCTAAACTTTTGCAGGGCAGTTTGCTTGCCCTGCTGGTCGAACCAGACGTAAGTCTTAGCCCGATAGATCACCCAGCCGCCGCACTTTGGCGACAGCTTGCAGGTCTTGAAAAGTTCCTGCGCTTTTGAGATCATCTTCGCGGTGACCTCATCGTCATAGGGATGGCGCTGGCGGAGGCGGCGGTCAATGAGCCGGAGCGCGGCGTCAGTGTTTCCGGCAGACAGCAGGGTGGGATAACTCGCAATCAGGTCGGTGCTGATAGGCAGCCCATTTTCTGAGCTGCGGCAGTGGTTGACCGACACCTCGTCAAACAGCCCCACTGCCACGCCCAGGCGGTAATCGTCCGGCTTGTCAGACAAGTCGGCGAAAGGGTTGAACTTGTCAGCGACGGGCACAAGTTCTACCACTGTTTCGACGCGCTCGGCCTCCGGGACGCCGGTAACCGAAATGCTGACCGTGCGGGGCTTATCCTCTCTGGGGTCATAATTGACGAGCAGGTCAGATCCTCGATAGGTTATCTGCAGGATCATTTCGTCTGATCCGGGTCCCGGAACCAGGCGAACATCGTCAAGCTGGTATCCGGCAGCATTTCCGATGTTTGCCATCCTCGCGATTTCAGGGAACTTTACCTCCAGGGCGTCCTCCAGCTTGTCACCCTGGACCTGCAGCTCGGCATCTCCGATGTGTATGGTATAATTCATGTGCTTGCTCCTTTCGTTTTACGAAATGTATTTCGTGTCCTCTGTGCTTATTATACGCAATACATTTCGTGTTGTCAACAGGTTTAAATAATATTTTTTTTTGAAAAGAAACATCCCCCGGATATCTCCGGGGGATGGTTTCTATTTTAGGTATTCGCGCAACGCCTGCACCAGAATATCGCTTCGCGATGAGCCTTTGCGTGTGGAATCCAGTTTTTCAATTAAAGTCTCCGGAATCTGGACTGTGACGGCGGAAGTGCTGCCCTCTCCAAAGATCTCATCGACTTTATCGGCGTCAAGGTGCTCTTCTGCCCAGCTGCGGGCAGCCTCGGGGGATAGCTCAATGATTTTTTCCCCGCCGTCCCAACCATTGTCCCCGGTGCTGACGGCATATCTGGAGGCGGGACCCCCCGTGCCGTGCAAGAAATACATACCGGATTTATTGCGGTAAAGTTCCTCAGACCACCAGTGGAAGTCTCGGCGGTTTGAAAAGCTGTCGGATGCGAGTTTCTTCGCAGTTTCGGTATCGTAGCGGTGACCGCTAAGATATTTTTTCATTTGTGACCCTTTCCGGCCCGAAGGCCTTGCCCCGGTGGGGCTGAGTGTTTTGCGGTGGGATGGCGCCTTTTCCCGGGGCACCTCAGGACCGGTAGGATTCAGAGACCGCAGGTGACGTCCACCCAGCAGTGCTGCTGGCCGCACGGGCCCTCAACGCGGTCAGCGCGGGTCAGGTACTGAGGGTCGTCCCCGCGGTTCGGGCAGGACTCGCAGCGGTGCGAGTTCTCTGGGTTCTCGAACCAGCGACGGTATGACTCAAGTCCATTATCAGTGATTTTAAATTCCATGATGTTCCTTTCCGGCCCGCAGGCCTTGCTCCATGAGGAGCGTTTTCTCCTGTTCAACTATGTTCTCGTGGGGCTGATGTGTTTTTTCGGTCTGGGATGGCGCCGATACGCTCGACGCCTCAGGAGCGTAGAACTATTACACTGCCAGCAGGGTCAGGTTTGCGGGGTCGCATCCCGCAAAGTCATCGTCGTCGTGGCCTGCGCCGCAGTTGTTCATGGCATCGATCTCATCGACCCACCAGGTGACGAGGTCGTTGTACTCCTCTTCGGTGCAGTAGACCACTCCGTCCTCGCACCGATGGGCGGCCGGGAAATTGGGCTCCAGATCGTAAAACTGGTCTGGGCCCCAGCTCTGGGATAAGTCGTCCCAGGACTTGACTCTGATTTCCTTGTAAGATCCAGTATCCGTAATGTAAAATTTCATGGCGATCCTTTCTGGCCCGAAGGCCTTGCCCCGGTGGGGCTGCTGTGTTATCTCTTTCTTTCTGTCTATATAATAGCATAAAAAATTCAGAAAGTCAATACGATTTCAAAAAAAAATTCAAAACATAAAAATTATTTTAAGAAAGCACATGAATTTTTCGGAGCATACGCGCCCGCGCGCGCAGGCGCGGGTACATTGGAACGGAAAAAAAGCTGGCAAGAAAGCAGAGCAAAATTGTGCAAAAATAACAGTGGGATAAAAGTCCCCAAGCGGCGTCCGGACGGATGCAGCGCCGGACCAGAACCGGAGAAGGCAGAAACGGGCTTACCTCCTTTCCCCGCGTAAGGGCGGTTGGATTCCGCCCTCGGAGCCGGACGCCGACACAAAAAAGGAGAGATCAGGATGGCAGGAAAACGAAAGCCTGCCAAGCGGGCAGGAAGGCCCAGCAGATACCTCGTGAAGTACGGTAAGCTGCTGGTGGACTGGATGGACAGGCCCGCGATGCAGGAACGGAGCAAAACGAGCTACTACAAGGACGGGAGCGTACAGAGCGAGGAGCCGCTGCAGTGGGCGACGACGCTGCCGACCTTTCAGGGGTTTGCCTCGTCGATCCACGTGAGCGTGGACACGCTGCTGGAGTGGAGGGACAAATACCCCGAGTTCCGCAAAAGCTATGACATGGCCAAGCAGCTGCAGGAAAACATATGGCTGCAGAATGCCATGAGCGGGCTGTACAACCCGACCTTTGCAAAATTTTTTGGAGAAAACTGCCTGGGATACAAGAGCCGGCAGGAGATTGACATGGACGCAGGGGTGGAGATCACGCTGGGGGATGCGGAGAAATACGCAAAATGAAACTGCATTTTGACGCGCCCAACGAAAAGCAGCAGCAGTTTTTGACGGCTGACAACCGGTTTTTGGCCTACGGAGGCGCCCGCGGGGGCGGAAAAAGCTGGGTGGTGCGAATGAAGGCCGCGCTGATGGGACTGCACTACCCTGGAATCAGGATGCTGCTGCTGCGACGGAGCTACCCGGAGCTGCGGGAAAACCACATCCTTCCGCTGATGGAGCAGCTGAACGGCCTGTGCAGGTACAACGACGAGCAAAAATGCATGACCTTTCCGGGAGGGAGCCGGCTGCGCTTCGGGTACTGCGACAGCGAGAGCGACGTGCTGAGATACCAGGGGCAGGAATACGACGTGATTTTCATAGACGAGGCGACCCAGTTCACCGAGTATCAGTTTTCATGCCTGACGGCCTGCCTGCGCGGTACAAACGGATTTCCCAAGCGGATGTACCTGACCTGCAACCCGGGAGGCGTGGGCCACCAGTGGGTCAAGCGGCTGTTCATAGACCGGGAATACCGGGGAGACGAGCGGCCGGAGGATTACAGATTCATACAGGCAAAAATATTTGACAATTTTGTGCTGATGGAGCGGGACCCGGATTACCTGAGGATGCTGGACAACCTGCCGGAGGACCTGCGGAGAGCCTGGAGGGACGGAGACTGGGACCTGTTTGAGGGGCAGTATTTTACCGAGTTCCGGAGAGAGAGCCACGTGACGAAGCCGTTTGAGCTGCCGGAGAGCTGGAGGCGGTATGCCGCCATCGACTACGGGCTGGATATGCTGGCCTGCCTGTGGGTTGCGGTGGACACGGAGGGTAAGGCCTGGGTATACCGGGAGGTGTACCGGCCAGACCTGGTGGTGAGCGACGCGGCGAGGATGATACGGGAGGCGCAGGCGCCCGGTGAAAAGATCTACCAACACCTGGCACCGCCGGATCTGTGGAACCGAAGACAGGAGAGCGGGCGCAGCGTGGCGGACATCTTTGCCGCGGAGGGCGTGAGACTGACCAAAGCGTCCAACGACCGGGTGATGGGATGGTACGACCTGAGAGAGTGGATGCACCCGAAAAAGAGGGCGGACGGACGGACAGAACCCGACCTAAAAATTTTTGAGTGCTGCACAAACCTGATCCGCACAATTCCGCAGCTGCAGCACGATACCAGAGACCCGAACGACTGCGCGACGGAACCACACGAGGTGACCCATGCGCCGGATGCGCTGAGATATTTCTGCGCCGGGAGGCCGAGGCCAAACGTGCCGCAGGAAAAACCGAGGCACTGGAATTTTGAGGCGGAGAGGCCGAGGGAGGACCCGGCCGGGAACGGCGGAAAGGTGGTCATCGTATGACGATCGTGTTTATCACGCTGGCGCTGCTGGCGGCAGGGATGCCGGCGGCGGCCATTGCGGCGTACAGGACGGGATGGAGGGACGGCGCTGCCGGACGCCCGGTGCCGCAGCCGAGGAGAGCGGCGCGGAGCACAGAAACCAGCGAAGCGGAGCTGGAAGCGGCAGAGCGTATGAAAAAAATTGACGGATTCAGGGGGTAAACGATGGAAATGCAAGAGCGGGAGCCGCTGACCAGCGCCGAGATATGGCAGAAATACCAGCGCGGCGTTGAGTGGCACCAGAAAAAGAGCATCTTTACCCGGGCGGACCGGTGTCACAGATTTTACGAGGGAGACCAGTGGAGCGACAGCGAGGGAAGCATAGGGACAGACCTGCCGACCTACAACTTTTTGGCCCCGACCGTGGACTACAAAACCGCGATGATCGCCCAGAACAGCATGACGATCAACTACAGCCCCAGCGCAGCCGGAAGCCAGGAAGAGCTGGCGGCCTGCAGGGGCATGAACGCATTTGCACGAAAGACCTGGGAAAAGCAGAAAATGGACACCGTGCTGTGGGAGGCTGTGAAAGAGGCCTGCATTGCGGGTGACGCATTTTTATACTTTTACGACGACCGCCTGCGCTGCCAGCTGCTGGGGACAGACAAGGTGTTTTTGGGAGACGAGCAACAGGCGGACGTGCAGAAGCAGCCCTATATCATTGTGTACGAGCGCAGGCTGGTGGACGACGTGCGGGAAGACGCGAGAAAGAACGGCCTGGACGAGCTGGAGGTCATGGACATCGTGTCCGACAGCGAGCAGCAGCAGACCGCCAGGTATAAGGACGAGGTCAAAGGGCGGGACAGCGAAAAATGCAGCTGCCTGCTGTATATGACCCTGCGCGGAGGGGCGCTGGAGTTCTGCCGGAGCACCAGAACCGTTGTGTACCAGCCGGAGCAGAGGGTGGACGGATTGAACCGGTACCCCGTCGCACAGTATACCTGGAAGCGGCAGAGCGGGATGGCGCGCGGGAACGGGGAGATCTGGTGGATGATACCGAACCAGATCGAGCTGAACAAGAACCTGCTGCGCAGGCTGGAGAGCATCAAATGCACGGCGTTCCCAAAGCCGGTGTACGTGGACGGGCTGGTGGCGAACCCGGAAAACCTGAGTACTGTGGGGACACCGGTAAAGGTCAAGGACGGAGGGACCGTGCAGAGGGTGCAGGACGTGTTTACCTACCTGCAGCCGGCCGGGATCAGCGGGGACGCCAAGGCCATGCAGGACGAGCTGCTGGAAAACACGCGGAACCTGGCAAACGCCGGAGACAGCGTCATGGGAAACATCAACCCGGAGCAGGCCAGCGGGACGGCCATTGTGGCGGTAAAGGACGCGCAGGCGGTGCCGCTGAACCAGCAGAAGGACGCGGCGCGGCAGTTTGCCGAGGACATTGCGCTGATCTGGTATGACATGACGCGGGTGTACAGCACCGAGGGACTGAAGACGGACGACGGACTGGTGACGCCGGAAGAGCTGGAAGCCACAGAGCCGGAGGTAAGGGTGGACGTGAGCGACGGAAACCCGTACAGCCGGTACGCCCGGGACCAGGCGCTGCAGGCTGCGCTGACGGCCGGATATATCACCTTTGAAGAGTTCGTTCAGTCGCTGGATGAGGACAGCGCGGCGCCAAAACAAAAATTTGCGGAGATCCTGAAGCAGAGGAAGGCACAGCAGACCGAGGCAGCAGGACAGGAAGGACCCGGAGACGGGGAGCAGACCGCGGGAGAGGAGCAGGGCGCGGAGGTGCAGAATGGAATGCTGTGACGTGGAGATGCAGGTGACGGCCAGCCGTACCGAGGAGCGGGACGGGGCCGTTGTCGATATACTGACCTACAAATGCCCGATTTGCGGGCGAGAGATTGAAAAAGAATACCCACAAGCGCAGTGACGAGCGACGGGGCGGGCCGTGGACGCCCAAACACACAACAAACGCCCGAAACGGGGCGCACAGGCGGGCCGTGGCCGCCGGAAAGGGAATGACATGGACATGACCGAAAACACGCAGAACGGCGTGCAGGAGCCTGCCGTGGAGGCTTTGACCGGGGCGGAACCGGAAGCCGCACAGGGGACCCAACAGACCGCAGCAGAAAACCAGAAGGCACAGGCACAGCCGCAGGTACAACCGCAGGCGCAGCGCAGAGAGCAGCCGCCTGAGGAAAACCAGCGGTACAAGCAGTTCCGGCAGCAGTACGAGGCGCAGCAGCGCCAACTGCAGCAGCAGCTGGAGCAGGAACGCGCCCGCAGCGGCCGAGTGCTGGAGGCGCTGAAAAGCTACGGGATGGAAGGAAGCCCTGAGGAAGTGGCGCTGGCACTGGAGGCCAGGGCGGCCGGCGTGACGCCGGAGCAGCTGGAGGCACAGAGACAGCAGGAGCAGGAGAGAGCGAGGCAGCTGATGGAGAGCGACCCGGAGGTACAGAACCTAAGGGAGCGCGCCGAAAGCGCCGAACAGATCGTATTCGACGGGATCTACAAGGCTGACGCCGAGGCGATCAACAGGGCATTTCCTGATGCGAAGATCAGATCCATTGACGAGCTGGGAGACCAGTTTGCCGCGCTGCGTGCCAACGGAGTGGACGCTGTGACGGCATATGCCGCGATGAAAGCGACGGCGAAGCCCAAGCCGCCTGTGATGGGAGCCGTGGGAGCCGCCGCGGGAGAGAAAACGTTCTACACCAGCGCCGAGGTGGACGAGCTGACCAGGAATCACCCGGAAATGCTGGACGACCCGAAGATCATGGAGCGGGTCATGAAGAGCATGACAAAATGGAAATAACGTGAGGAGAGTGAAAGCATGAGCTATGCAAATTTCAAGCCGACCATCTGGTCGAAGTATATCCAGCACGAGCTGCCCAAGTTCACGGTGTTTGAAAACGACTGCGATTACAAGTTCGAGGGCGAGGTCAAGCAGGGCAAGACCGTGAAGATTCTGGGCGTGGGCCGGCCGACCATCGGGAGCTATACCGGCGCCGCCATCGGAAGCCCGGAGGCCGTGAGCACCAACGACACCACCCTGGCCATCGACCAGGCGAAATTCTTCAACTTTGCGGTGGACGACGTGGACAAGGCCCAGAGCATTGACGGCCTGATGAGCGCCCTGATGGAGGAAAGCACCCGCGCCATGGCCGAGAGCCGGGACACCTACATCGCGGGGCTTGCTGCGGCTGCCACCAACGTGAGCGCCAGCACTGCCATCACCAGCAAGACCACCGCAAAGGCGGCCATTGACGCGGCCATCACCGCGCTGATGGGGAACGGCGTGAGCATGAGCCGGGACAGCGTGACCATGTACCTGTCGCCCGCCGTTTTTATGCTTTTCGCCGACTACATCCTGGAGGCCAAGACCCAAAACGACAAGGCCATTGCCAGCGGCGTGATTGGGAATTACATGGGCGCCGCCGTGAAAATGACCAACAACGTCTACAACGACGGGACCGACAACTACCTGATGGTAAAAACCAGCAAGGCGATTGCCTTCTGCAGCTGCATTGACAGCGTGGAGGCCTACCGGCCGGAGGACCTGTTCAGCGATGCCGTGAAGGGCCTGAACACCTTTGGCGGAAAGATCGTGCGGCCCAATGAGCTGTACGTCATCAAGGCACACTAAAGAGAGGCAGCCTGCTGCCCTGACGGGACGAGCGGGGCGGGAATCCCGCCCCGCTTTTTGTGAGAGGTGAGAAAAATGACCGGGAAGGAACTGCTGGTGAGGGCGCTGGCGCTGTTTGCCGAAACCGAGACCACGGACTACGAGGCGCTGGCGCTGCCATACATCGACATGGTGCTGGCCGAGACCTTTGACACAAACAACCGCATCAGGACAGCGGCCGGAAAGGCAGTGCTGACCGAGATGCCGGAGCTGGCGTCGCTGGCCGACACCCTGCCATACGAGGACAAGCTGGTGAAGCTGGCCCTGCCCTACGGGCTGGCGGCCAAGCTCTACTTTGACGAGGAGGACAACCCGCGGCTGACCATGTTCAACCAGGAATATGCCGACAGGGTGAACCGCTGCGACAAGGCGGTGGTGGAATTTTGAAAGCTGTTGAGATCAGCGGGAGCAGCCCGACCGTATACCAGACGACCTACAGCGCATTCCGGGGCGTGGATTTTTCCACCGACCCGATGCTGGTGGACAAGAGCCGCAGCCCGTACGCCCTGAACCTGATCAGCGACAGCGGCGGGATGCCGGAGAGACGGACCGGATGGAGAGTGCTGCACACGCTGACCGGAGCGGTGAACGGGCTGTGGAGATGCGAAATAGACGGGACAGAGCACCGGCTGGCACACGTCGGGACAAAAATTCTGGAGTGGAGCGACACCGGGACGCCTGTGGAACTGAAAACAGGGGTGAACGACGCGAGAAGCGCCGCGTTTTTCCTTTTGAGCAAGCTGTACATCATCACGGGGACAGAGTTTTTGCAGTACGACGGGACGGCCATCACGCCGGTGACGCCCTACGTGCCGACGGTGGTTGTGAACCGGAAGCCGGCGGGAGGCGGAGACTTTACCGAGGCGCTGAACCTGATAGGCACCCAGTGGACCGAGGAATTTATAGGGGACGGAAGCACAAAAATTTACCAGCTGACCTACACCGGGCTGGATGCTGCGGCGGTGGAGTGCAAGGTGTACGACACCAGCAGCGCGTCCTGGGTGACCAAGACCGAGGGAACCGACTTCACGGTGGACCGGACGCTGGGGAAGGTGACCTTTACCGCGGCGCCGGCGACAGCGACCACGCCGAATGTAAAGATCACGCCAAGCAAGACGCGGAGCGGGTACGCCGCAAAAATAACCGGGTGCAGGACCGCGGTGGTCTATAACGACCAGGTGATTTTTGCCTGCGGAAGTGAAAAGGGAAAGGACTACCGAAGCGGGTACGGGCAGCCGGGATACTGGCCGGATACCGGGTATGACAGGATCGGGACAGACGACACGGACATCATGGGATACTGCAAGATCGGGGAATACCTGGGAATCATCAAGGAATCGAACCAGCAGGACAGCACCATATACCTGAGATGGACCGACCAGACCACCGACAGCGACGGGGTGACCACCACCGTATACCGAAAAAAGCAGGGAGTGGTCGGAGTGGGCGCCGTGAGCCGCTGGGCCATTGGGATGCTGCTGGACGAGCCGCTGTTTCTTTCGACGCGCGGGATCTTTGCGCTGACCAGCAACGCCGTGACCTATGAGAGGACGGTGCAGAACCGCAGTGAGTACCTGGACTTCAAGCTGACGGCAGAGGACGGGCTTAAAAACGCCGTGAGCTGCGAGTGGAACGGTTACTGGCTGGTGGCGGTGAACAGCCGGTGCTACGTGCTGGACAGCAAGCAGCGCACGGCCAAGAGCCGAAACGTCAGCAGCTTTGTGTACGAGGGATACTACTGGGAAAACGTACCGGCGCGGTGCTTTTTGAGCTATGGGGGAGACCTGTGGTTTGGAACGGACGACGGGCGCATCTGCCGGTTCAACACCGACCTGGACGGCATGAGCCGGTACAACGACGACGGGGCGGCCATACCGGCGGTGTGGAGCAGCTGCATGGACGACGACGGATACCCGCAGCGGCTGAAGACCATGGTGAAAAAAGGCTGCGCCGTGACGGTGAAGCCGTTTACCCGCAGCACACTGCGCATCTGCCTGAGGACAGAAAAGGACGCGGTGGAGCGAACGGTGAGGGAGAGCACCATGGACATCTTCGACTGGAGCGACATAGACTTCAGCCGGTTTACCTTTAACGCGAACTCGGCCGCGCGCGACGTGATGCTGCGGAAAAAGGAAAAAAAGTACAAGAGAATGCAGATCATTGTGAGAAGCGACGCGCTGAACGAGGGCTTTGGCGTGTACCAGATCACAAAAAGCTACATGGTGCTGGGGCTGGCACGAAAGTGAGGCGTAAAAAATGGCACTGAGCGATTACAAGATGACAGACGCGAACATCAGCACCGAGGGAGTGGTGGCGGCGCCTGACACCATGACCGGGACGCCGGCCGAAAACAAGGCGGTGTTTGACCGGCTGGTGCGGGAGATCGTGAAAGAAAAGCTGAACGCCGTGATAGACGCGATTGCTGCGGCAGGGGGAGCGGGGGAAGTTGGAGCGACAGCCCCCGACGGGATGACCGGAGCGACGGTGCAGGCGCTGCTGACCGAGCTGAAAGCGCTGATCGACACAGACGGAACCACGCTCTCGACCCATGCGGCGAGGGTGGACAATCCTCACGCGGTGACCAAGGCACAGGTGGGGCTTGGAAACGCCGACAATACCGCCGACGCCAACAAACCTGTGAGTACGGCGCAGCAGACCGCCATTAACCTTAAGGTTGACAAGGTGTCTGGCAAGGGGCTTTCGGCCAATGATTTTACAGCCGAGCTGCTGGCAAAACTCAACGGGATTGCTGCGGGGGCGCAGGCGAACGTCATTGAAATCCTGAAGCGGAACGGCGTGGCGCTGACCATCACCAACAAGGGTGTGGACATCACCGTACCGACCAAGACGAGCGACCTGAACAACGACAGCGGGTATATAACGGACGCCAACGTGCTGACCAAAACAAACACGACCGAGTATACCCCGACCGCAGACTACCAGCCAGCGACAAAAAAATACGCCGACAACATCGCGGCGCAGGCCGGTGCGGTGACGTCGGTGTTCGGGCGGGCAGGCGCTGTTGTTGCAGCGTCAGGTGACTACACCCCAGCACAGGTTGGGGCTGAACCCAGCGGGGCGGTAAGCACCCACAACTCCGCAGCGGACGCGCACAGTGATTTGTTTGCGGCGAAGGCGGACGCAAGCGCGTTGACCACCCACACAGGGAACACGTCCAACCCGCACAGCGTGACAGCCGCACAGGTAGGAGCGAGGCCAGACACCTGGACGCCAACGGCGGCAGAAGTAGGAGCGGTAGCGACCCCTGACGAGGCTACCGCCCTGCCCACCTCCGGCACCGCTTTGACGGCCAACACGGTCTACACCGTCCCCAACACGGCGCTGGTTGGCACTTATCAGTTCTCCCCTCCTGCCAGCGGCTGGGCGCACGGCACGTTTTACACCGGCACCACCGTCACCATCACCTTTGCCAGCGGCACATACCTTGGAGAGGCACCCAGCTTCAACGCCAGTTCGCAGTATGAGTTCGACGTGAACAACGGCGTGTGGGCCTTTGCGGAGGTGGTGAGCGCATGACCAATAGATACGCATTCCGGCGCATGGCGATGGCGCAGGGAAAAACATCTGCCCACATCTACGGAGTAAGCTGGGACGGGTCGTCCAGCCCCGCCATGAGCCGGACAGACGATGCGTCTGGATTTGTCGACCCCGTCCCTTATGTTTCCGGCGCAACGGCGTACTCTTCTCCCTTTGACACTTTGATGCCTTGGTCCGGCATGGTGCGGGTCACCGACGCAACAGCAGGACAACTGGTCGCAATCCCCAAATATTGGTATAAATGGACGAAAACCGGCGCTGCCATGACCCTGCAAATTGCGGATGCGCCTGTGGAAGGGTTCTATGTTTCACCCGCCCACGCTGACCGTGGGGACGGCGCGGGAGAACGAGACCTTGTGTATGTTGGCCGTTACCACAGTGATTCAACATATAAAAGCGTAAGCGGAAGTCCTCCTGTGACAAATGTTACCAGAGATTCTTTAAGAACATCAATTCATAGTTTGGGTACAAATATTTGGCAATACGACTTTGCCATGTACTGGACAATTACCATGTTGTACATTGTCGAGTTTGCGAATTGGAACTCTCAGGAAACGATTGGTTACGGTTGTGGCGACGGCAGCGCAGCGCAGAATGTCGGAGCGTCCGACAGCATGCCATACCACACAGGCACGATGCAGGCAAGTCGTACCACATACGGTGTCGGTTGCCAATACCGTTATATCGAAGGTCTGTGGGATAATGTCTTCGACTGGTGTGACGGTATCTACTTCAGCGGCGCAAATATTTACTGCATCAAGAACCCGTCCTCCTTCTCTGATACAGCGAACGGCACGAACATCGGAACTCGACCGACATCCGGCGGTTACATCAGCGCATGGAGCATTCCGTCTGCATCCGGCTTCGAATATGCTCTCTATCCATCTGCTATCGGAGGAAGTAGTTCGACTTACATTTGCGACGGCTGCGGCTCCAGCTCCACTGGTGTCGTGTTTTACTGTGGCGGTCGCTTCTTCCAGGACCAGAGCCGCGGCTTGTTCAATTTGAACGGTGGCAGCTCCGTTTCGTACAAACTCGTGGGCATCGGCTGCCGTCTACAAAAATTACCCTAAGGAGCGAAAACTATGGAATACATTTTTGGCACCGTTGAGAAGAACGGCAAAACGGTGGAGAACCTCAAAACCGTTGACACACAGCACTCCACTCTGACGGGATTTGTGCAGACGGAGCGAACCTACGATGACAGCATCGTCACCGACCACTTTCACATTGTAGAAAAATATCGGTCGCAGAACGACGATGCGGGGAACTGCTACGAGTGGTATGTCATCGACCAGCATTACAGATATGTTGATAAGTTTACCCCAGTTCAAGCCGAGTTCACGAAACTGCGGGACACTTCATCCATCGCGTTTGTTGCATTGTCAGAGGCGGGAACCATTGACGCAGTGACTGCCGGCGAACACGCAGATGAGTTTTCCCCGTGGGCTGAAAACGTAGCCTACGCGGTGGGGAACCTGCGGAAATACACCGACGGAAAATTGTACCGATGCATCCAGTCGCACACCTCGCAGTCGGACTGGACGCCCGACACGGCTGTGAGCCTGTGGGCCAAAGCCGCAGACCCTGCGGAGGCATGGCCGGAGTGGTCGCAGCCGGTGGGGGCGACTGATGCTTATGCGGTGGGCGCTCATGTGAGCCACAAGGGCGGACACTGGGAATCCACGGCTGCCGCAAATGTGTGGGAGCCGGGCGTTTATGGGTGGAAGGCGGTGTAACGCATGGATATCGAAGTGGGGGTTCTCTGCACAATCGTCGCCTGCTTCATCGGGCTGGCTGGCTGGCTGCGGGGCAGAGATGCAAAAATCAGCAATGACAGCGAGTGGAAAGGCACGGTAAACGCCAAGCTGGACGTCATTGTGGGAATCAAGACAAAGGTCGAAGACCTTGAAGACCATGTGCGACAGCACGACACCAAGCTGGAAGTGCTGGACAACAAAGTCAATCGTGCGCATGAGCGCATCGACGAAATGGAGGGTAAAAAATGAAACTGAACAATAAGACCTATGACGTGCTGAAATGGGTGGCAATGATTGCGCTGCCTGCCGCAGGAACCCTGTATTTTGCGCTGGCAAGCATTTGGGCATTCCCCTACGCAGAGCAGGTGCTTGGAACCGTAGCGGCTGTGGACACGTTCCTGGGCGCGCTGCTGGGCATCAGCACCAGCAACTACAACAAGGAGGCCGACAATGGCTGACAGCGTTGCAGACCTGTCG